AAATACCTGGTTAGTACCGGCGGCTATGTTGTCAAGGTAGTTCGTACCCGAGATATCCCGGGACCAACTCTTTCCCTCAGACCTCCATGGCGGATGTCTGCTTCCAGAGCTGCTACTTCTGTTGCTCTACTTGTTCAAAAACTCAAAGGAAAATAATGCCCCAAATGGCAAACATGACGGTCAAAAAGGCCGACGGCACTACGGATATCACTTACACAGCTCTTTCGCCGAGCGCTGGGGATAAAACCCCTGCGATCTGGCGTTCGAATACTGTGGGAGCCTCCGTAGCTCAGCGTCCCGAGTTCCGTGCCACCGCTAACCAACTGGTTAACAACAAGCGCGTACTCAAGACGAACTTTGTGTTCCCGATCGTTGATGCGATTACCAACACCGTGATTGATTACGTGACCATTGTCATGGAATCGAAGATCTCGTTGAAGGCAACCGACGTCGATGTGAAGGAAGCAGTCTATCAAGGCCTGAATCTCGTCAGCAACGCTCTCATTAAACAGAGCGCTTCTGACGGCTTCGCCCCGACCTAATTAGTCGGCCGACAATCAGTTTACTGGTTGTTCCTTTATAGATTGTTAAAAGAAAGTTCTAATGAGACATCTCGTTAAGACGCTGACCCTGTACCTCAAGTCAGCTGCAACACCCTTTTGTTTGGAGACGATCAAATTGATCGAATCTGAACAGTGGGGCATCTTGGCCACCCGCAAGGTGTTACCAAGTAGTTATCATAACGCCGAAAGCTATCTCATCGATGCCCAAGCTAACGCGTTCTTTTCCAAGAATGCCAGTTTGGACAGCCCTGATTTAAATCCTGAGCGTGCTGCAAAGCAAGCCTGGATTGAAGCCGAGGGTCGTTGTGCCATAACCAATGCTTTCATTTCACGTCTTCAACATGGTCCAATGGATCAGGATGACATGCGGACTCGGGAATTTCTCCTTAGGGTTCGCAGACGAATGAAGCAATGGCTTGGTCCCCTACCGAGCGAACTCAATAGTAGGTTCGGTCCTGGGGTAACGATGTGTTGCAGAGGCAAATTATCAACAGTTGCCGATAAAATGACAGTTTCCCCTACAACCACTCTTGGAGCCAGCAGATATGCTGAGTTTGCGCTTGGTGAAAGCGCGTGGTTTAGATCACTTTTTGAAAGAGGTGTTTTAAGCTATTCCGAGGGTAGTTTGAGCGGTTTGACTCTCGTTAGAGAGTCATTGTGGGCTAGCGTTCCTAAAAACGCAAAGACCCACCGTAGTATAGAAATCGGTCCCTCTCTCAACGTCTCGCTCCAACTCGACATCGGTAAAACGATGAAAAGAAGGTTCAGACAACGAGGTTGGGACTTGCAGCATGCTGCCGATTCTCACAAGCGGGTTGCTCGTGAAGCCAGTATCTCTGGCGACTATGCTACAATCGATCTCAAACAAGCAAGTGACTCCGTTAGTAGAAACTTGGTTAAATTTCTGCTGCCCGATCTCTGGTATGAACTACTAGACGATCTGCGCTCAAAGTCGATTAAAATCGACGGACGGACGCAATATCTGGAAAAATTCTCCGGTATGGGTAACGGCTACACCTTCGAGCTTGAGTCTGTAATCTTCATGGCAATTGCCCAAGAAGTTTTAAGCACGTTAAACCTCAATCATGTTCCCATGATTGATGTTTTCGTATTCGGGGACGACATCATTGTCCCTACAGCTGCCTCGAAGTTGTTAGTACTTGTCCTATCTCGGTTAGGTTTTGATACAAACGTTGACAAAACGTTTGTTGAAGGTCCTTTCAGGGAGAGTTGTGGAGGAGATTTCTATAAAGGTACGGCCGTTAGGCCATTTTACCTTAAGGAGTTTCCGAATGAACCGCAGCAATGGATTATCTTTGCCAATGGCATTCGTCGTGTGGGTCTTGATGAGTCTCGGTCTGGCTGGTTCCGCGATCTGTTTCTTAAGCTTTGGTTTCGCATTCAAGATGCTCTACCAACAGCTGTCAGGACATGTCGTGGGCCAGTCGATTTCGGTGATATCGTCATCCATGATGAACAATCCACGTGGACTACCAAGACGCGAAATTGCATACGACTCGTCCGTACCTACAGCCCCGTTGTCAAACGGGTTGGAAGTCGACGGGGCGGAGCAATAATTGAGTGGGATTATTTCCACTCTAGCGTCCAGCTTGCGACGGTGCTTCTTAATCAAGGTGAGCGAGAGGGTATCGTCCCGCGTAATCCAAGATTAAGTTATTTGTACCGTTGGGTACCTTTCAGCTAAACGTTATGGTTTAGCTATCCTCCTTTGATTAAGGGGGGTCGATGAAAGAAGCGACTAAAGAAAAAAGCTGCG